GGTACTCAAGGTGACTACCACCTGCCGGCCTTTCTTCCTTGCTGCCATGTCAACCCTCCTTCCGTTCGACGGTCCCGATGCGGACCTCGATGCCTTGCTTGCGCTTCCTGTCCACAGACTCCTCGCTGATGTCATGTAGGATATTCCCGCAGAACGGGCAGAACCGCAGGGACAGTGCATGCTGCCTGCCGTCTTTCGATGCCAAGGCCAGCAGGTAGGACTTGCTCTCCTTGTCGGCGGAGTCCAAGCAGTCAGCAATAGGAACCTTGTAGCCGGCCTCGCGGATCAGTACGAAACATTCGCAACTCTTCATCTGGCACCCTCCAGCGTACGCTGGTTCAGCATCTGCAGCGTCGCATGCTCCACCATCCGCTCGACCGTAGTTCCACCGGATGCCGCCAATACCGTCAGCAGTTCGTAGTTGTGCTCGTTCAGCACTACGACCACCTTCTTCTCCCCGGCTTGGATCACTTCCATCGCCGCCTGGGACTTCTTCACATTCAAAGCCATACTCACCTCTACAACGCGATTGCGAGAATCAGAAACGCCATGACGATGCCTATCGCATCGGCAGCCAGATCAGCCCAGGACCAGCCCTTGTAAGACCATTGGTCGTAGGCTTCCTTCAATACGGAAACCACCAGCCCAGACAACAACGCCCATCCGATCGAATGCAGTACGATGCCGGCGGTGACGGTCGCACCATAGGCGCAGACCACATGCAGGACCTTGTCCACATTCCTGGAAGCAAGGGAGATCAGCCGTTGCATGCAAGCCTCCCCTGGGCGCAGTCGTTCAAGGCATCACGGACGAATGCCTTGGTGCGCTCGGTGCTACGGATGCCGGCTTCGATGTTCCGGATGGTGGTTGAACAAACCCCGGACAACTGGGCAAGGCGGTACATGGAAAGGCCCAGCCGTTTCCGTTCTTCCTGGACTATCCTTCCGAACTCCAGATCGTTGTCGTGGGGGGGGGTGACGGCAAGATCGTCGTCTGCCATCACATAGCGGCGATCGGCCAACGGGCAGGAAGCCTGTCCTGTCTTATCCTTGCGGATCAGACACCCGTTCACGCAGGAGCAGGGAGAAAGTTCCACGCCCTCGGACTCCTCCAGCGCCTTGCCGTTCATCTCGCAAAGCAGCAGCAGCTCCGAATAACTTTCTACCACCAGCACCGAATCCTGCAGACACGGAACCTGGTAAGACCGTCCGTCGTTCATGGTGATCTTGCCATGGCGGACCTTGTACAGACGCCTGCAAATCATGCTCATACTGTCACCTCCAAGTTTTGTAATTCTTCCCAAGACCTACACCCGAGGTCTTCGGCTAACTTCTGACGCATTACCGCTGAAGACCTACTGCCCATAATGACCATAGAAATATATGGCCGACTGACCTTGTGTTTTTTAGCCAGCTGATCGAGAGTGATGTTTCTCTTTTTAAGAATCACACTCACCTTCAGATGAACGTCCCGATCGCGTTGTGAAGTGTTTGGCAAGATATCCTCCCTGTTGGACGCTAGACAAAAATGAATTTCTAGCGCAATAATTAAAGTAAAGTTAATTTCGTAACATACGAACAGTTTATCTTAATATGCGAAAAAGTCAATCGTAAAATAAGACTTTTTGCCAAATAGGAGAGAATCATGCTTTCTGGAGAAGAGTTTGCTAAACTTAGAGAAAGGTTGGGGTTTAAAAGCCAGACTGCTTTATCTGAGGCTTCAGGCATCGGAAAGAGCACTATTAATGAAATTGAAAATGGAAAGAAGGAAATACCTAAAAGTGTGATTGAGTTTTTAGTGACCAAATATTCTGTAAATGCAAACTATTTGATATTCGGAAAAGGCGAAATATTTTTATATCCAGAAACTATAGGTAAGCGCTTAGCCTTAGTTCGTAGGACTATCGGGTGGGATCGGACACAAATATCCAACATGATGACTGTTGATCCAGAGGATTACGCAAAATGGGAAGATGATATCGAAGAGCCGGAATATGACGCACTCCGCAGGCTCGAAGGCAATACACTTTATAGTCGGAGCTGGATTTTGACAGGAAAAGGCCCGATGCAGATTACGCCGGACCAGATTCAGAAACGACCACCGAAGGAAAATATCCCGCAGGAATCTTTTGAAATCCTTTTCCCTGGTGTCTATAAAATGTACCTTGAAAATAAATCGCTCAAAAATAAGGTTGATATACTATCAGAAATTGAGAACGAATACTGCCAGTTAGATCAAACCAAAAAAGTAATGACCAAGGCATATATCCAAGCATTGTTTGACCAGCAAAAACAGCAATAAAAAAAAGAGGCGTTTCCGCCTCCTTTTGAATCACCTTCTACTCATGCCGGCAACGGCACCTTCTTGGAGAGATCGGGGTACCCGTCCTCCATCAGCGGATGGTACAGCCCATCCTCATCGGAGGCAACGTAATCCTTGCCGTCCGAACCCACCTCTACACAATCGAAGATACCGGCGCGCATTGCATGCAGGATTTCCTCCTCCTTGGTCAAAGGCGGAAGGTTGGGGTCTGTCTCGTAGATCGGGTTTCCCAGGCACGTGGTGCCCACTATCCTTCTCGTATCCATCCCAGCTCCTTGAACATATCGTCCATCGATTTCATGATAGGCACAAAATCCTCATTTGTCCACTGTATATATCGGTAATCCGAGGCATCTGTCTGAAGTTGCTGCAATTGCTCAAGCAGCACAGGGTCCGCGCTCTTGGTTGCTACGTACTGCGCATAGGCCCGGGCGAACTCCTCCTCCTTCTTCAGATAGTAATGCAGGTTGCGCACCTTCGCCTTCTTCAGCATGGCGATGGAGTCGCTTCTGCCGATCGCATCCAGCACATTCTCCAACGGCTTGAAGCCCCCCGTCCGGGAGGTAAGTCCGGGACCGGGCAGACCCTGGTGGTCCAGGTAATGCCCGATCTCGTGGGCAAGGGTAAGTTCCTTGTGCGACCCGGGAATGTCTGTGAGAGCGATCTGGTGGGACCTACTTCCGGAGAAACTGTACTGTCCATAGAACGATTTCGCCCTGGATGTCTTCACCGGCACGCCCGGAAGCGATCCGTCGCCATGGATCGAATCGATAGCCTTGAGCACCCTATCGACCACCGGCGTATTCTTCCTTGCCTCACTGACGATGTTCCTGGATACGGGCATCGATGTGTTGGCCGGGGCCGTGCTGCCGTTGATCGCGTCGGTGGCCTGCTGGAACTTCTCCTGGTAGAGCTGCGCGGTCTGCTGTTGGGCAACCTCGCGCTTGCCCTGGTTGAACTCGAAGCCGGGATCAATCCCCTCGGGGATCGTGTAGGACTTGCCTGTGCGCTTGTTGACATAGCTTACCATCACATCCTTGGGCGCGGTGGTCCGTACTGGTGTCTTGCGGGTGGGGTACCCGTCGACCATGCTGGTCATGTCGGGCAATCCCTCGCGCTCGTAGCGGTCCACTTGGCTCTGCATAAGGAAGCGGGTCTTGCACTTGCACCCCCAGCCAAGCGGCGGCCAGTGGGTATCCCAGAAAGGATCATCCTTGGGCAGCACCAGGGCGTCCCATCCCAGGTGCTCCTCGCGGTGCTGCCTGCTCGGCCCGATGCGGTACATGATGTGGGTGTGCAGCTTGCTCTTCGACCCGCGCTCCCACACCCCCGCCTGGTAGGCGGAGTTGATGTTCACGTTGAAGATCGTCTTGATGCGCCTAGAACTTCCCAGCTGCACCATCTTCACCTCGCCGGTGAGCGGGTCGACCATCTCCTGCTTGCCCCACCATCCGGCATCGACCATGGTCTTGGTCATATCCTTGGACCACTTCTCATAGGGCACGCCCTCGGTGATCGCCTTGGCAAGCGAATCCTGGATATCCTTGAGCAGGTCCAGCTGCATGCACTTGGCAACGGTGAAGGCGTGGTTGTGCTCCTCCTTCCACACGTCTTGATAACTGAACGCCGGCTGAAGCTTCTTGCCCTCCAGATAATCCAGGGCCTCCTTGGGAACGACACCGGGGTCAAACATCCTCATCCTCCAAAGCCGCCACATCGCCCAGGGCCTTGGCCTTGAAGGTTGCCAGGGCGATGCGGTCGATCGCGGCATCCAGGGCCGTACCCTTCAACAAGGAAGGCAGGCGCCGGGAAAGCTCGTCGTATGAAGCACACTCGGCGGCCAGTTGCTGAATCTGCTCAAGCAGCGGGGAAGCTATCTGTTCCCATTCGCCGGCAGCTTCGTCCACCAGTTCGGCAACCGGATCATCGACGGCCTCGGCCTGCTCTGCGTTCAGCTGCAGGCGACTCTTCTTCTGCCGGTTCAAATCCGGATCAACAACCGGAGCAGGGGCGGACTGCAGCACATCATCCTCCTTGGCCGGCCGGTTGAGTCCCAGCTTATAATAAAGGTCCTCGGTCTTGACCTTGAACCCCAGGGGGGCAAGCTTGGTCACTGCATCGACCAGCCCGGGAATATCCTCCGGACGGGGGACGGGGATGGTAAGATGCGGGTATTCTTCCTGGATGCCATAGTTGAGCTGCACATACGGGATAATGAGATCACGGTTGATGGTGGAGGCGATCTGGTCGGCATCGCTTTCGCGAATCTCCAGGCGAATCTCGTTGTGCAGATCGCCCTTGTACTGGCCGCCCTCGGCGTCGCTGCTCATCGTTTGGCCCAAGATCGCCTTGCTCATCTGCTTGTCGGCATACTCGGCAAGGCGCTCGTACAGGGTCACGTTGCCGTTGCCGGTCACACCGTTGACGATCTCGATCAGCATGCTCTCGGGGACCACCGCGCCAACGTCGGTGCCGATATTGCGCACCGCGCTCTTGAGCACCTCGATGTCCTTCTTCGATGCGTTGCGCCCGTACTTGCCGATGCGGATCGGATAGCCGTAGGTCTCGGCGAACGCAGCCCAGCCGGCCAGGTCGAAGGACTTTATCATGTGGTAGTATGCACACGGGAGGGCAAGGCCGCTTCTGATCTGCAACCCGCTCTTGAGATAGGGCTGATGGACCACATACTTGTAGGGCTTCAGAGGCAGCAGCTCCGCCCCCTCCTTGAGCATAAGGTTTTCGCCGGTCTCGTGGTCGTAGCGAAACCACCGGGGATCACGCCATTTGTAGGTGAGGGGTGTCCACCAGGAGGCGTCCAATTTCCAGATGATCTCACAAACACTGTAGCCTTTGCCCAGGGCGTCGAGCAGATCGGAGACAAGCAGGCCGAACTGCGGCTTGCGCACGATGTTGGTGTACACATCGTCGGCGATCGCCTTGGCCTTCTCGTCATCGCCGCCGGACTCGACCAGGTATTCAAGGCTGCTGATGGCGTTCTTGCGGGACCCGAGCACAGACCGGTAATGACCGTCGCGCTCCTCCATCTCCTCGGCAAGGGTGAGGTATGCGTTGGCCTCGCCCGTCTTGATGTCACGTACCAGGGAGGCAAGCTTGATCGGCGACAGGGTGGTGGCCACCTCCTCGCTAATCCAGGGCTGGCGGATACTGAACGGGGAGGGAGCGGCAAGCTCCCCCTCCATCTCCTGCCTCTTGACCGGCGGCTTCTCGCGGTTTGTCGACAACCTTCTGAACACATCACCAATTCTCATCATCTACTCCTTTGGAAAAACTGCTGGCCGGTGGGCACGGCTCGTATTCGAACGGCTGATAGGCCGACGCTGTGCTGCTGTAGGCATGCTCGACCATGAGGCCCGCGACGACCGAGTCGCCGTGGCGCAGCTTCTTCCTTCCAGCATCCTCGCTGGTGCGGCCGTCCGGGATCAGCGGAACACCCTTCTCGATGGCCACCAGGCGGTGGTCCTCCAGGATGTCCAGGCTGTAGGGTATCTTGACCCCCTGGTCCTCGAACCGCGCCTTGTACTTGGGAAAATATTCCATGTAGAACTGCCGGCTAATCATGACCTGGTTCACATAGCCCGGGCCGTACTTCTGGGCAAGCAGCTCGGCGATCATCTGCCCGTTGCCCCTGGCATCCAGCGATGATCCGTAGAACCGCTTGAGGTGGTCGATGACAAAGCAGATCACCTGGTACTGCTGGGCGAACGGAATGTTGCGCATCTCGACATAGCAGAGCGCCTTCAAGAAACCGGGCATGATCTCCTGCTGGATCGCAACGACCGAAAGGTCGCCGCTTCGGCCGAAGTCCTCGCCCACGAAGGAAGGAAGGTCCGGGGCCTGCTCCAGGATCGGAGCCAAATCCTCGGACATCCACTGCATACAAGCTGCCTGTCGAACCTCTTCGGACTGGTAGGTAAACTCATCGCCCTGCTCCCATTTAAGCACAGGGATGGTCTTATCCATGGAAGCCTCGACCAAGGCGCGGGAAAGGTACTTGCTGCCGGACTTTGAGGGTATGCAGAAAAGCTCCTCGCTCGCCCCGTCGCCGTAAGTCTTCACTAGGTCGTCAAGCCATTTCTTCTCGGCTGCCTTTGTCCAGGTTTTGCCGGTACGCAGGCAGATGCGCTTGTACAGCCCCTGCTCCAGCGCGTCGTTGATCGTGGTCCTGTGCAGGCTATAGGGAACCTTGCCGGACCGGATATCCTTGACCATCTCGTTGAAGGGATTGTCCTCACCGTTATGGGTGCTGATGATCCTTACATCGCCACCCCACATCAGCAGGGCAAGGGCCGCCTTGAGCAGCTCGCCAAGGTTGTCGCAGAATGCCGCCTCATCGATGATGACACGGCCCTGGCGACCGCGCAGCGTAGTGGGCCGGGAGGGAAGGCCGAGTATCTTGTGTCCGCTGGGGAAGGCGATCCGGTAGGCGGTGACATCCTTATCCTCGTCCTTTATCAGAATCTCCTCCATCTCGGACGCGGCACGGCCAAGGCTCTTCGCCCAACCTGCACAGGTCTGCACGAACTCCTTGGTGAACTCCATATTGTAGGAGATATAGAAGACATCCTCGCCTGCATCGGCTGCGGCCGTAAGAACAGAATCGGCGGCCTCGGCCCATGTGAGTCCGATCCGCCTGCTCTTCTCCCCGACCTTCACCTGGGAGGTGTCCGCCATCCATTTCTGCTGGTATGTAAGGAATACCGTCTCGTCCATTATTTTGTGATCCCCAATATCCTGGCCTTTATCTGTTCCACCGTCTCGTCGGTAAGGCCTGCCTTGCGCACGGTGGACTCCACTTCCTCGGCTGCCTTTTTGGTCGCGGCCCGCATTTTCTCCT